TGTAAGCCGCAACTCGCACGGGTTGTCGGAATCGGTCTGTGCGGAGCAGTATGACTCTGGAAGCTTGTAAGGAATAGTGACAATGCCTGCTAGCGGTCCTGCGCCCAAAGAACCCTCTGAGCGACGGCGTAACAATGTTCCAACGCGCGGCGAATGGATTGATATCCATGAACCAGTGCTGTCAGAGCCGGTGCTACCGGAGAAGCCACCATTCAAGCGCGGGCGCTCATCGTTTGGCATTCGCGCGCAGAAGCGCTGGAAGCGGTGGCGACTCGATCCGGTGACAACATACTGGACAGAGGGAGACATCGATTTTGCGCTCGAAACCCTCTGGCTCATCGATGAGGAAGGTGTCACCATCAAGACAGCGCCGGAATTGCGCCAGCGATTGACCTTGCTCGGCCTCAACCCGGCAGGAAAGCGCAATCTGCGGTTCAGGATCACGTTTGGGATCGGCAAGGAGGCCACCAAGGAAACGAAGCTGCCGGATAACGTCGTCAGCATGGATGAACGGCTCAAGGGATTGAAGCACGGTGGCTAGGATGACAAACCACCTCTATATCTCGACGGCTTGTCAGCACGGTTTGCATGAAAAGTGTCGCAGGATATGCAAGTTCTGCGACGCAAAGTGCCTCTGTCCGTGTCATAAGTCATGACACTTCCGCCGCTTGTCAAGTATCCGGTGACGTTTCCCACGCTTGGGCCACAGGTGATCGACTGGATTGAGGCGATGCTGTGCCACGGCCCCGGAGACATCCAGGGTGACACGATCCGGCTTGATCTTGAGGAGTACGCCTGGCTGTGCTGGGCCTATCGTGTCCAGCCGCAGTTCCTAGACGACGACAAGACTCCTAACCCTGACGCCGGTCGCAGACTGGTTCATCGCTCCGTCTATTGCCGCTCCAAGGGCATGCGCAAGAGCGAGATTGCCGGGATGGTGTGCTGCGCCGAGGCACTCGGGCCGGTCCGCTGCGACGGCTTCGATGCCAACGGTGAGCCTGTCGGCATTGCTGTCACATATCCGTTCGTGCGGATCATGGCTACGGAGGAGGATCAAAGCTCGAACGTGTACGACAACGTGACGTACATGCTTGAGAATGGCGATGTCGCGAATAACTACGCCTTCGATCTGGGGCGATCAGCGCAGTCCAGCACCAGGATCTACCTCAAGGGACCGCTCGGTGGCGAGATCGTGCCGAGCACTAGTGGTGACGCCTCGAAGGACGGCGGCAAGGAGAGCCATGTCGCTAGTGATGAAGAGCATCTGATGTACTCGAAGAAGCTGCGGAACATGCATCGCACTGTTGTCAGAAACACCGGCAAGCGTGCTGCGGCCGATCCGTGGGTGGCCTCGTATTCAACCGCCTGGCAGCCCGGAGAGAACTCCGTGATCGAGCAGATGGCTGAGAAGTACGCCGAGGTGGACTACGAGGAGGCAGTTGTCAAGTATGGCGTCTTGTTCGATCATAAGCGTGGCGAGCCGCCGAAGATCTTCAATCAAGACGCGAGCTTGAAGAAGGCGCTCAGGACTGCTTACGCGCCATACAAGGATTCGTGGACGGATTTCAACAAGATTGTCAGAATTATCCGTGACGCCGAAGATCCGGAAGGAGAGGGCTTCCGCTTCTATTTGAACATCCCGCGCGCCGGTTCAGCGCAATGGCTCTATCCCGAGGAGATCTCGGTCTGTCTCGGTGATGTCGATCCCGTCCCCGGTGAGCGCATCTGTGTTGGCTTCGATGGCTCGGAGTCAGACGACCACACGGCGCTCTTCGGCTGCCGCGAGAACGGCGATCTGTTCACGATCGGTTACTGGACGCCCGAGCCGGGGCAGCTTCGGTGGCGCGAGGATGTCAATGATGCTGTCGAGTGGACGATGGACAACTTTGCCGTTGTGCGCTTCTACGGAGATCCCCCATATTGGCAGGACGAAATGTCGGCCTGGGCGCGGGATTATGGCAGCCCGCCAGTGACAGCATTCTGGACAAACCAGGACTACAAGATGGCGATCGCAACCGGCGCACTGAGGACGGCGATTCGGCGCGAGAATCCTGATGAGCGAGTCACCATTGATCCGATTCCACTGCGTACCTCAGAGCAGAAGCGGGACGGCAAGACGCTTGTCGCTTGGCACTTGCAGAACGCCCGCACGCGCAAGGTCAAGATCAAGCTCGAAGACAAGGCGGAAGAGGCGTTTGTGATTCGCAAGGACCGCACCGGCAGCCCGCTCAAGATCGACTCAGCCCCGTCAGCAATATTGGCTAGACGTGCCCGCGACGATGCCTTGAAGGAAGACGAGTTTTCAGAACCATCCTACGAACACGCGGCATGGCAGTAAACATGGCTTGATTTCTGGTGTAAAGTCCCGCTATGCCAGTCGATGATTCCGTTCTCGAAGAGCAGCTTGCAACCATCGGCGCGGTAATCGCCAAGCGCGCCAGGACCGAGCATCGGCTGGACCGTTACTACGAAGGCGACTGCCCGCTACCCGAGGCCGTCACCAAGGCCAAGGTCACGAAGGCGTATCGAATGCTGGTCGGCCTCTCTGACGCCCCTTGGGGTGCTGTGGCCGTGGATTCGGTGCTGAACCGCCTGCAAGTGACTGGCATCAGCAGTGGTGACAAGACTGTGGACAATGCGCTGTGGGAGGTGTGGCAGACGAACGGCATGGACGCCGAGAGCCAGCTAGCCAACAACGCCGCGCTGGTTTCTGGACGGTCGTTCGCCCTGGTGTGGCCCGACGAGAACGACTATCCCGAGATCTCCCTGGACAATGCCTCACAGATGGCTGTGATGTACGCACCGGGGAGTCGGCGTCGGCGTCAGGCGGCGATGCGCTACTGGGTGGAGCAGAATCGCCCCTACGCCACGCTGTACCGGGCTGACGGCATCTATAAGTACATCGGCCCTGAGGACTCGCGCAAGGGTGTCGCCAATATTGATTGGCAGAAGCGCACAGGCGAGGATGAGGACTGGCCGCTTGAGAATCCGTACGAAGTCGTGCCGGTGGTCGAGCTTCCGGTCAATCGCAGGCTCAAGCCGGGGCAGTTCGGCTATGCGCGGGGCGAGTTCGAGTCCTGCACCGGTTTGATCGATCGCATCAACCTGCTGACGTTCCTGGGCCTGGTCGTCGCCTTCTATATGGGCTTTCCACTGCGCGGTGTGATCGGGGAGAAGATCCGCCGCGAGGTTCTCAAGACTGATGACGGTCAGCCAATCATCGATGAGACAACCGGCGAAGCACTGACACGCCAAGTGCCGCTGTTCGATGCGCAGGCCAGTGGCATGTTCCAGCTTGAGAACCCGCAGGCGGCGCTCGCAGAGTTCAAGGCTGCTGACAGGAGCAACCTGTCGATCTACGCCGAGCTTGATCAGTTCGCCGCTCTGACGCATACGCCGCGTCACTACCTGCCGCTCGCGCAGGGGATGACCAACCTGTCAGCAGACGCGATTCGCGCTTCCGAGGGCACACTGATCGCCAAGATCCCCTCGCACCAGGCGAGTCTCGGTGAGGGGTATGAGGAGATTCTGCGGCTGTCAGGATTGATGCTGGACGAGCCTGTCGATCTGCCGCAGACAGCAGAGTTGACATGGGGTGATCACGAAACTCGCTCTTTGGCTGAGCGCGCCGATGCCGCCGTCAAGCTCAAGGACATTCTGCCGCAGAGTGCGATCATTGAGTACGTCCTGAATGCTACCTCTGAGCAGATGAATCGCTGGCAGGCTGAGCGTTCGGGTGATGTGCTCAACACACTTCTGAGCGCCGCGACACGGACGATGCCAGCACCACCCACGCTGCCTGTGCCGGTTCTCAATGGAGGGGGAGGGCGCTAGATGGCAGCAGCCTTGACTGCGGCCCATATCCGCGCACAAGCCCATTTGCGCGGTGTCGTGGCTGCTGCCGTCCTCCTCGCATGGGACAACCTACCGACGTACGACGAGACGACCGTGGATCAGTTTGTAGCGATTGTTGTCCCGGTCGTGCTGGCTGGTCAGCGTCAATCCGTCGCGCTGACTGAGGCGTTCCTGGCACGCATGTTGCGTCGGCCTCCGCTCGGCATCGCTCCCGACGAGTTGGTAGGGGCAGCCGTGCGTGCCGGGACGCCGCCTGATGAGGTCTACCGTAGGCCGTTCATCAACGTCTGGACGGCGCTTGGCAAGGGTGTTGATTGGGTGGATGCCGTGAACGCCGGTCGAGCGCGAGCGGATGCGACGGCGCAGATGGACATCCAACTGTCCTCGCGTGCCACCTATCAGGCCGTGCAGACCGCCGACGATGGCATCTATGGCTATCAGCGCGTTGCCGACGCAGGAGCCTGTCCCTTCTGCGTGGCTGTCAATGGTGCTTACGTCAAATCTGCTGATGCCTCGCCGCTGCATAATCGCTGTGGCTGCGGGTTGGAACCGCTGACCAGACCGCATCCGCGCGCTCGGTATCTGCCGTCAGGCGAAACCGTCAAGACTGACGACTATGCCATCCATCAGCACGGTGAACTGGGCGCATACATCGGAGATCCAAAGTACGGATTCACGACAGAGGAGGAAATTGCAGCATGACTGATGACGCACCGCAGGGAGTCCTCTCACGCGAGGATATGAAGGCCAACATGGAGCCGGTGAGCAAGGTCGGCTCCCCCGGTCCGGGTGCCGAGAAGGCCGAGAAGAAGGCCAGCAAGAAGAAGAAGGCTGAGGCCGAGGAGAGCGAGTAGGGAGTCCTGTCGTGGCTGTTTCAGAAAAGCCGTGGAGTGACATTACTCCTGCTGATTACGCCACGCCAGAGCGCTATTGCGCAGCCTGTCTGATCGATCTCAACACCGGTACCAAGAGTAAGGCGCTGTGCAAGCTCCCGATCAAGACCCCTGGTGGTGCGATCAATCGGGGAGCCGTTCATGCTGCCGCAGCAGTGCTGGCAGGAGGCCGTGGCGGCGTTCAGGCACCGGCTGAGGCGAAGCAGAAGGCTGCTCGCTCGCTCATACGCATCTACAGGAATGATCTCAAGGAAACCCCGCCTGACTCTCTTCTGAGACTGGCTGCATAGCTAACAGGAGAACTGCCGCATGGCTGACAACATCATTGATCTGCTTCTCGAACTCGCGGAGATCGAGGAAGAGGAGTGGACACAACGTCTTGCCAGTATTCCTGACTGGCATCCGCGCAATGAGACAGGTGGCTCAGGGGGCGGCTCGGGTGGCAGCGGGGGTGGAGACGGTGGCGGGGCTGGTGGCTCGTCGGGCGGCGATGACGACGATGATGATGACGATGACGACGACGATGACGCCAAGAGTGGCGACAAGATCGACTGGAAGGCAATGGCTCGCAAGCATGAGCGCGAGGCCAAGAAGCAGCGCAAGCGTGCTGACACCGCTGAGAAGAAGGTCACTGATCGCGATGCGCTCGATCAGTCTGAGCATGAGAAGGCCGTGAACGCCGCTCGCGAGGAGGGCGAAAACAAGGCCAAGGCCGAGGCCGAGAAGGAGCGCCGCGCCGACCGGCTTGAGAACGCCACGCTCAAGCTCGCGGGCAAGGGCTTCAAGATCAAGGTCAAAGATGGCGACAAGGAAGAAGAGAAGACGATCAAGTTCGCGGACCCTGACGACGCTGTGACGTACATCGAGCGCGCCATCCGCAGGGGTGACATCGAAGAGGATGACATCTTTGATGACAAGAACAGGGTTGTCACGGACTCGCTCTCCGAGGCTCTGCAAGAGCTTTTGGAGGACAAGCCACACCTGCAAGCCACTGCCGGAAATGGCACTGGTGCTGCTGGTGGCCGTCAGAAGGTGAAGGGTGGCGCAGATGGTGGCCGTGGCTCAGGCGGCGGTAGCAAGAACGTTGAAGATATGTCCGTCGAGGAGCATCTAGCACGGATTCAGAAGAAGGAGTAAACTCTCCTTCTCCCAAGCGGGGCTGCATAGCCTGCTGTTTGTAGTAAGCCCGCTGCATAGCTGGCAAGCAAAGTGTCAACTGTGTGGAAAGGACAAGTAGGCTATGCCGCAGTACCCGAGGAAGTTCCAGGGAGTCCTCTCGCTGGCGCAAGTTCAGCGGATGACGCCCGAAGAGCTTGCCAAGGCCCGTGCAGAGGGTTGGCTCGCCCCGATGGCTGGTGGTGACAACACTCTTCTTACGCCGAACCTCATCGCTCGCGTCGGACTGGCAACGCTCTACAACACCACGGTGCTCGCCGGTCTGGTGTGGCGGGATTTCGATCCCGACTTCACCGGCAAGCAGGGCGACACGATCACCGTTCGCAAGCCCGCCGTTTTCGAGGCGCAGGACTTCAACCGTGCCACCGGTATTGTGCTACAGGACGCCGCCGAGGAAGGCGTGCCGGTCGCGCTCGATCACATCGCGGATGTCTCGTTCCCCGTCACGTCGGAGGAACTGAGCCTCAGCATTGATGACTTCTCTGCGAGGCTCCTGACGCCTGCGATGGAGGCCATCACTCAGGCTGTCGATGCAGCGCTCGCCGCTGCCCTGGTGGACGCCTCCAACGACACCGGAGGTGGCGGGACCGTCACGATGGACACCAAGGGGTCCGACGCCATGCTCAAGGCGCGCGAGGTGCTGACGCGCAACAAGCTCCCCACCACGCAGCGCTATGGCGTCCTCTCGCCCGAGGGCACTACTGTTGCGCTCTCCGATCCGCTGTTTGTGGAGGCCGACAAGAGCGGTTCCACGGATGCGCTGCGCGAGGCCAGCGTGGGGCGTGTCTTCGGTATCGACACCTACGAGTCGCAGGCGTTCGGTGCGGGACCGGGCGATGTCGGCACTGCTGACGGTGTTGCGTTCCATCGCACCGCCGTGACGCTCGCCTCCCGCGCGATGCAGGCCCCGCTTGGCGCGGCCAGCAGCCAAGTCGCGATCGAGTCCTACAAGGGCCTCACTCTGCGCGTGGTCTATGACTACGACATCAAGTACAAGCAAGATGTCGTCAGTGTGGACTTCCTCTACGGGATCGCGAAGACGCGCGTCGAAGGTGCGGTGGCTCTCGATCTCGGAGCCGGTTCCTAACCAAGCCTCCACGGCTAGAAAGGAGCCGAGCACATGGCCGACTTCATTGCGTTCAACGAAGGCAAGTCGGAAATGGCCTCCAACGGCCTGCCCGCCACTTGCTACTTCCTGCTCAGCACCAAGGGTGTTGACGCAGGGACGGCGCACACAGCCGGTGAGACGCTGGCCGCTGGTGATCTCGGTGAGATCACCGGCACCGCATACGCCCGCAAGAGCCAGGCCGAGCCGACGCCTGTCAACGGTGTCGTCACGTTCGCGCAGATGTCGTGGGATACGGGCTCTGCGACGAACTGGCCTGCCTCTGTCCGCAGCATCGTCCTCGCCACTGGCTCGGCTGCGTCAGGCAAGGCCATCTGCGCGTGGAACTTGCAGCCGGGTGGCGCTCCACGCGATCTCAGCGGTGCAAACACGACTGAGAACGTCACGCCAACGCTCAACGTCGGCTAGGAGGTGATCTGACACTCAAGAGCGTCGGCGGACTACGACAGCACACATGACGATGACTAGAACCGGCTCATGCTGCCAGGAGAGTGTGGGCCGGTTCGTCGTTCTGGGCTGACTAATGCCTGCACTCGTCAAGGCTCTGTTCAGCGGAACTGCTAAGGGTACGGGTAGCTCTCTCGTTCTCTCGGGTAGCGCTGTCGTCAGTGCTGGCAATACAATCTTTGTCGGCCTTGTGACTTCGGATCAGACGACTGCTGTCACAGTGTCCGACAATCTCGGTAATACCTATTCGGTGGTTGCCGCTGGGCTTTTGTCAGGGCTTGGTAGCACTCGGCTATATCGAGCCGACATCACCAATCCTGGCACGCTCACTGCCATTACTATTGATCAGTCTCCGGTCTTCCCCACCATCGCCGCAGTATCGGCTGAGTTCTCTGGTGTGGGCAATACGCGCTTCACTGGAACCGCTACCGGCGGCAGCGCAGTAACGGCTAATGCCTTTCCGGGTGGCGTCAATACTGCGAGTACAACCTATACGGCAACAGACTTGTGGATAGGCGTCTTTACTCAGGCAAGCTCAAATACGTTTGCCAGAGAGACTACTGGCGCATCTATCCCTGGTTCGGCAGAACCAATAGAAGAGGTTCTTACAACTGGTGGTGTGGGATCATCAAACCGCTCCTGTGGGATGTTGTATTACACTGGTGCGTCTCAAGTCACTAGTGTTGCTCTGCTGGGCCGGTTTTCGGGTACTGCTACGACCTTTGCTGTTGGTGCAGCAGTTGCGCAGAAGGTTGGTGGCCCGACCTACAATGATTCGTGCTCTGGCAGCATTATTTGCACGGGTAGCTGTGTAGACAGCTATCTCAAGCGTATTGTCAATACTGATGCTCCTGCTGGAAGCATCGCGCTCGCAGGCTCCTGTGTTGACAGCTTTACGCATGGGTTTAGCGATGCGCCAAGTGGGCGGATGGCTTTCTCAGGCGCGTGTGTTGATCAACGGCTGAAGTTTTACACCGATGCTCCTATGGGTGCTCTGGCGCTGGCAGGGACGGCGACGAGCATCCACACTGTTCATACGGTTTACAACGACGCACCGGCTGCTGGCGCGATAGGCATTGCTGGTACTCGTACCGAGTTCCGGCGCTGTAATGATGTGCCAACTGGTCGTCTAGCTTTTGGTGGTGTTGCTGGCGAGCGCTATGCCAATAGCGTTGCTGTCTTGGGCAAGCTACGGATGTGGGGATGGCCTGCTGAGACACTTCCGTCTGGTACGCCGAGGCCGGTAGGTATTCCTGGTGATGGTGTGGCGTCGGCAAATGTGGTTGCCAATCCGACTGTATTGCGCCCAGACACATTCGCGAACTATGACGTTGGCGATCTACTTCTGCTGTTCGTTGGCGGCGCGTCAGAGAGTAATGTTCAGATACCGCCATCTTCTGATTGGGTTCAGCTTGCTGGTGTCAGCACTGTTGGTGGAAACCTTCTTCTTTATGGCAAGATTGCTGACTCGCTTGAGGTTGCTCCACCTGTCATTGTCATGGGGACGAGTCCGGGCGATGCTGGATCGCCAGTTGCAGCGCGTGTGGCGTCGTTCAGGAATCTTGACTTGCGCGATCTATCCTCGGTGGTTGAGGCCGCTGGGCTTCCGCAGACGGTTCAATCCACGTCGGTCGTGCCCACCGGCCAACCGATCACGACGATTAGTGACAACGCGCTGGTGATGTCAATCGGTGGGCGTGGGCGCTACCCCGAAAACTATACGAGCACGCGCCCACCCTCCGGTTTCGGCCTTGTCGGCAATGCGTTCTTTACTGGGTCGGGCGATAACGCGCTGCAAATCTGGGCGTATATGGTCAAGGCTCAAGCTGGCCTGGTTCCGACGCAGAACTTCATGGTCACACCGATGGCGACCAGCCCTGTTGGCTCGACAGGAATGATGCTGGCGTTCAAGCCGGTGCCGGTGCAGGTTCATAGTTCCACGCCGAGTGGATCACTACCGCTGTCGGGTAGCTGCGCTAATAAACACATTTTCCATGATGTCTGCTCGGGTTCGCTGATAGCGCATGCGGATGCGCCTACGGCACGGCTCCCGCTAGCGGGCACGTTAGCTGAGAGCAATAGCAGGGCTGTTGCATGCAGCGGTGTCATCAACATTACCGGCTCCTGCGCGGCGCAGTTCCGTTACCACGAAGAGATCTCGGGCGCGCTGCGACTGAGCGGTGATGCAACTGATGATTATCACGTTGTCGTTGGTGATGATCATCCGCTCGGGACGCTTGATCTATCAGGTGTCCTAAGCCGCGCAAGCGTGTTCATCGATACCACGACGGGTACGCTCGTCCTTCGTGGGCGCGCATCCGATGCCTACCTCTCGGATGGCGAGATTGACTACAGCGATGGCCCGGATGGCGGCTTGCGTCTGACGGGTTGGTCGATTGAGCCCCGGCCTCCTGGGTTTGAGTCGGTGACTGGTCGCATGGTCGTCAGCAGTATTGGACGGGCCGTGTGTGCGCAAAACGGTAGAGTTCTCTGTAATTCGCCTGGTAGGAGAGTGAGAGCATGAGCGTGATTAGCCTGACCGATTACAAGCCGATGCCGCGCTACGACGGTCAGGCATGGGCTGTGGCGCGGATTGAGGGCGCTCCCGAGCAGAGTGGCCCGTGGGCGCAGGTGGAGGCATTTCCGCTTGATCCCATCGATGACGATCCGAGTCAGCCGCAGACCCGTAATTTCACGGTCGCGTATGACGACGCGACTGTTGAATGGTTGCGCCTGGTGTGGGTTGATCAGAGCGGCAATCAGGACGCCACGTTGCCCATCGATACCGAGTGCTGCGCGACAGGAGCGTTGGCGGAAGTCAGCGATGTCGAGATCCGGCTCGGTCGCGATCTGACCGAGCGGCAGACGGCACAGGCTGATGCGCTGTTGCGTCAGGCCACCACGAACATCTACAACGCCGCCGATAAGGATGCCTCCTGGCAACCACCGGCTGAGATCGAACCGCTGTTGTCAATGCTGGCGGTGGAGCTTGCCTGCCGCGCGATGGCAAACCCGCAGGCGCTCGGGCAGATCTCGGAGAGCCTTGGTGCGTATAGCAGCACCACGACGTATCCGCGCGAGCTTCCGGGCAGCGGGATCATGCTCACCGAAGTTGAGGAATTGATGATCCGGCGCGCGGTGTGGGGTCAGAATGCCGGAACCTACCGTCCCGACACTGACGCCAGTGATTACATGCTCATCAAGGGCTACGACACCGCGCTCATTCCGATCACGGTCGGTACGGGTGGCGACGGCGGTGATGGTGACATTGTGTACGTCGAGGGACCGCCTGGGCCTCCCGGTCCTGCTGGCCCTACTGGTCCGCAGGGCGATCCGGGGCCGCTGAGCATGAGTGGCACGGCTGAGTACACGTTCAACACGAACACAGTCACGCCGCCTGCTAATGGGCAATTGCGGTTTGACGCTGTGGCCTACGCTGATGTGCGTCACGTCTACCTCGCTGACATGACTGCTGATGGCATCGATACGACGACCTACATCGATTCGGTGGCTGATCCGCAGGTGCTCTATATCCAAGACAAGGACGACTCAACTAAGTTCGTGAGCTTCAACGTCGGCGCGAGGGCGACGATGTTCTCTGGCTATGCCGCTTTCGACGTTGCGCTTCGGGCTAGCGGTGCGCCACTCACTGCCCAACGTCTTGTCGTGACATTGGTGGGGCTTGTGTGAGTCGCCTCGCTGTTCTTGTTCCTGTGCTGCGCCGACCAGAGCGAGTTGTGCCGTTGCTCAAGGCGTTTGCTGACAATACTCCTGACTACAGCCTGTACTTCATCCCCGATCCCGATGATCAAGCGGAGATCGAGGCCATCCATGCAGCAGGCGGCGAGATCCTGTTTGTCCGCAAGGTCAACTACGCCGAGAAGATCAACACCGCTGTCAGGCTCACAGATGAGCCGTTGATCTTCCTTGGTGCGGATGATCTCAGTCCGCAGTCGGGATGGTTTGAGGCGGCGTCAGCGCTGCTCAAGGATGGCGTTCAGGTCGTCGGTATCAACGATCTGATCAAGCGCTCGCGTGAGCACACGACGCACTTCCTGATCACGCGCTCCTACGCCGAGCAGCCTGTCATCACAGGCGAGCAAGGACCGCTCTGCACGCTGTACGCCCACAACTGTGTTGACGATGAACTGATTGCCACAGCACAGAAGCGCGGCGTCTATGCCTATGCCGAGGACGCTTGTGTCAAGCATCTTCATCCCGATACGGGTGAACTTGCCTGGGATCAGACGTACATCAAGGGCCGTCGCACGATTCGTGAGGATCGGCGGCTGTGGAAGTCGCGACGGATCTGGCATCTGGAATGAGCGACTTCACTGTTGTCGTAGCGACGTACGGAGATCGCTCCTGGGCCGAGTTAGGCGAGCGTGCGGCAACATCGGCAGAGAGCCAAGCGCCGGTCATTCATATCCACGGCGACAATCTCCACCAGGCGCGCAACGATGGTCTAGCTGCTGTCAACACTGAGTACACGATTTTCCTTGATGGCGACGACGAACTGGAACCCGGCTATGTCGAGGCGATGGCGCAGGGAACCGCCGACGTACGTGCGCCGTTGGTTCAGCTTTGCCGCGATGGCATAGCGGTGCGCAAGATGTTCATGCCGAAGGTTCACGGCCATCAGCACGTCTGCACTCCTGACTGCCTCCTAGAAGGTGGCTGGATTGTCATTGGTGGTGCAGCGCGCACGGAACTGCTGCGATCGGTGGGTGGCTTTGATGACTACCCGATCTATGAGGATTGGGCGCTGTGGCTCAAGTGCTACAGAGCCGGTGCGACGTTCGAGGCGATCACGGGCGCGGTCTATCGCCAGCATCTACGCCGAGACTCGCGCAACCATGCAGGAGTGGCGTGGCAGGGACGGCACTACTGGCATCAGCGCATCCTCACAGACGTACTAGGTGAAACCGTAACCACGTAACCAGTGCCATGAAGGAAATGTCAATAGTCATCCCGACCCTCTGGCGCTCACATCTGCTCGGGCGGCTGGTTTGGAACATTGTCAAGACTACTCCACCGGGTGCGTTCTACATCTACTTCGTGGTTGATCAGGCCGACGATATGACCGGCATGTTTCTCAAGAGACTTGACGGACCATTCACGGCTGTGGAGACGAAGCGGCGCGGATATCCGCCTGCTGTCAATACAGGCGTGAGCGCTGGTGAGGAGCCATTCGTCACTATCACTAATGATGACGTGAGTTTCCACGATGGCTGGTATCAAGCGGTGATGGACGCCTTTGCCGATGGTGTCGATGTCGTTGCGCCGGATGATCTCTCTCCCAGTACGGCGAATCATGACAACTGCACGATGCCGATTGTACGCCGGTCGTATATCGATGATCCGGGTGGGGCGTGGCAGGAGCCGCCTGGTGTCGCTATGCATGAGGGCTATCACCACAACTTCGCGGAAACGGAACTGTGGCAGCTTGCCGAGCATCGTGGAGTCGCCAAGTTTGTTGACACCTGCGTGATTGAGCACCATCACCCGGATTGGGGCAAGCGTGAAATGGATGACACGTATGCCGAAGGCGCAAAGCAGCGCTGGAATGAGGATGCGGCTCTGTTCGAGCAGCGGAGACAGGAATGGCGACAGAGCTAGTGGTTCCGTGGTTCCAAGCCTCTAGGGCACGTTTACGCGCTCTCGATTGGGTCTACGTCAAGCTTGCTGCGCTCGATATCAAGCCGATCATCACGTCGTACAGCGGCCCGGAATGGATCAAAGCGCGAGCGATCATGCCTGCTGTCAGGGGCTTGGTAGCCGACATCATTGTTCTTCACGACGCCGACTGCTGGACGGATGGCCTCATAGAAGCAATCCAGGCCGTGCAGGACGGCGCGGCGTGGGCAATTCCGCACTGGGAGGTCTATCGGCTCTCTCAGACCGGCACAGAGGCCCTACTACGCGGCGAGGATTGGACTGAGCAGGATCTTGAGCGCTCGAAGTACGTTGGGATGCCTGGTGGCGGGATCATTGTCACTACTCACGACACGCTTCTGGATATCCCACTCGATCCTCGCTTCGTCGGCTGGGGGCATGAGGATGAGTCGCATGCAATGGCGCTGTGGTGCCTCCTCGGGCCTCCGTGGCGGGGCAGAGAGCCGTTGGTGCATCTGTGGCACGAACCGCAATGGCGCGTCTCCCGGCGCCAGGGCAGCGATGCAAACTGGCGGCTGCGTAACCGTTATGCGAACGCTCGGCACGATGTTGACCGCATGGGTAAAATAGTGAGTGAGGCTCGGCATGATCTCGGACTCGACATACCGTTGGAGCAGACGTGACTAGCGTCCACGGTCACGCTCGGGTCGGACACGTTTCGCCAACATACGTGACGTGGAAGAACATGATCCAACGTTGCACCTATGTTGCTCACCATAGGTATCCCGCATACGGTGGACGCGGCATCACTGTTTGTGAGCGCTGGCGAGTGTTTGCCAACTTCCTCGCTGATATGGGCGAGCGTCCGCAGGGTATGACGCTCGATCGCATCGACAACGATGGGAACTACGAGAAGAGCAACTGCCAGTGGGCGACTCGCGAGCAGCAGGACGCCAACCATCGTCGGCGGACCCACTGCAAGAATGGACATCCGCTGAGTGGTGATAATCTTTACATTCGGCCGGATAACGCCTACATCTGCCGACGGTGCCAGCGTGAGGACAGGCGTAAGCGGAGGGCAACGTCATGATTAGCGACTTGCTGACACTGCCAGCGACAATCGTCAGGCGCTCATCTGACGGCACAATTCTGGATATCTACGGCAATGAGATTCCGAGCGAAACTCGCCTCAACACTGTTTGCGAACTGCAACAACAGCGCCGCACCGAAGAGGGCGATGCTGTCGCTGTCGGTGACTTTGTGCTGTTCCTGCCTCCCGACACGCTTCTCGATACGAACGATGTCGTCATCGTTGACGGAAGGCAGTACGAAGTAATAGGCCCGCCGTGGTATGCGCGCAATCCGCGCACCGGCCAGCAGCATCACGTCGAATGCTCGCTGCGTCGCACGTCAGGGGAGGAAGCGGCATGAGTGTTGTCACGATCCCTGATGCTGAGCAGATTGTCGGCCAGTATCTCCGCACCAGTCCTGACGTGATGGCGATGGATGCGCGAGTGGCCTCCAAGTTGCCGACGAGCTTCGTCAAACCCTGGGTTCGTATCACGCAGCTTGACGCGACGAATGTCACCAACGGGCCTGTCGAGCATCTTGTCAACTACTACCTGCAACTGGACTGCTATGCAGGCGAGGGCACGCAGACTCCGCAATTGCAGGCTTCCGATCTTTCTCGCACTGTCAGGGCACTGCTGCATGCTCTGCCGCAGGTTGATATCGATGGTGTTGTCGTGACGCACGTCGCCTTCACCTCGCATGCACGGATTCCTGACACAACGATGGAACCGGCGCGAGAGCGCTACGTACTGGACGCTGAGATCAGGATGCACCTTGGCTAAGCGCCCGAAACAGAACCCGAACCTGGCCGATGATCTGCGCACGCAGGCCGAGTACCGGGAAACGGTCAGAAATGCCGCTGAGACGGTCCGTGACCATGCTGCGGTGTTCGCACGGACGGCAGGGGAGCCGTGGATGCGCCGTCAGGCACAGACGATGGTAGTGAGTACGTCCGGCGATGAAACCGCTGTCGTGAATACTGACTATGCGGGTCATCTTGCCGAATGGGGTAGCATACGTAATCCGCCGCACGCTCCTCTGCGGCGGGGCGCGCGAGCCGCAGGCTTGCACTTTGAGGAGAATCCACAGTAGGCATCTGCACAGTTGCCGCTTGGCCGCACGGCCAGCAGGACCGCAAGATCAACGTAAGGCCATAAGCAAGCAACTGTGTAAGGAGTAGTTACATGCCGTGGAATAACGCAAACGAGCTTGTCGTCGCAGGTGACGGTCAGGCGTACGTTGCTCCGGTGGGTACTGCGCTTCCCTCCGCTCCGACCGGTGCGCTCGCTGCCGCTTGGGTCGGGCTCGGATACATCACCGAGGATGGAGCCACGTTCACGGTCACGCCGGATGTGACCGACTTCATGGCCTGGCAGTCACGTACGCCGGTTCGCCGTGAGAAGACGAGCGTCGAGATTCAGGTCGCCTTCCAACTGATGCAGTGGGATGAGGACAGCGTGCCGCTTGCCTTCGGTGGCGGCGCGATCTCGGGCTCGGCTGGCTCCTGGCGCTATGACCTGCCGTCCGACGCCGCCCCCATCGATGAGCGCGCCCTGGTGCTCGATGCCGCCGATGGCAGCAATCACTACAGGTTCGTGTTCCCGCGCGGCAACGTCACCGAGGCCGTCGAAGCGCAGTTCCAGCGCTCAAGCCCCGCCGTCCTGCCGATCACGTTCAAGGCGCTGGCGCAGAGCGGTGCCTCGCCTGGGTACTTCCTCAGCGATGCCGCTGCGTTCACGGCTGGCTCGTAAGGAATCAACATGGCACAACCGGCTCGCAAGCTAGAGCCGGTCAGCAATGACGACAAGGACGAAGAGAAGCCCAAGTCTGACAAGGTAGTCGTTGCTGCCGGTGAGGTCGTCGCTGATGGTGACGGCCCGAAGGTGATCAAGTGGCGGGATCTCGATCTCGCGATTCCGCCTGAGATCCCACCCGTCCTCATGTTCGACTTCGTGTCGATGGAGGGCGATGACTCCGCGATGTCGCTGATGCGCATGTTCCACACGCTGTTGGAGACAGCACAGTTTACACAGGTGCGGAACGTGATCGGGCGGCTCAAGCCCGAGGAGCAGGTCGAAGCGATCACAGAACTCGCGTCAACAGTCATGGAAGCCTACGGGACAGAAGAGGGGGAATCCGAAGCCTCCGAGGACTCCTAGTCGAACGCTGGGATGCCTTGGAGGCAGATTTTCAACACTACTACCGGCTCGATCTGCGTTATGAGTTTCACCACACAAGCTCGCGGCGCGTGTGGGTTCTCGTTCAAGGGCTGCCACCTGATGCTGCTGTGTGGCGGCGAGACGGCTTCGCGCCCACCGAGGAACTGCTGGTGCAACTGCTTGAGCGCCATGATCAATGGGCGCGATCGCACCTCCAAGCAATGCTCGGGCACAAGCGCGTCAACATGCCTGCGCCGTTCCAGATCATGCGGCCTGGCGAGGAACCGCCGTCGAAGCCAAAGATTGAGACAGATCCGCGCGTCATTGCTGCGTGGTTTGCCAGCAATATTGGCGAAGGTGAAGGCGGGATGACCTGATGCCTGCCAAGGCCGGTACCGCCTACGTTGAGATTGAGGGCGATTTCTCCGCGCTCAATCGGCAGGTTGCCTCGCACCTGGGCAAGATCTCGAAGTCGGGGAAGGCGTTCGGCAAGAGGCTTGGCGGCTCGATTCGCACCGGCATCGGCACTGGCATCAGTGCTGGCGCTCCGATCGCGGCTGTTGGCCTCGCTGCTGTGACAACAGAAGTGATCAGGGCCACGAAGGGCTGGTCCGAGCACCAGGCGGTTGTCCGGCGCACGCAGGCTGTGATCAAGAGCACGGGCAATCTTGCCAATACTTCTGCCAAGCATATTGGTGCGCTCTCAGATGCGATTGAGCGGCAGACTGGTGTTGACAACGATCTCGTTCAGAGCGGCGCAAACCTGCTGCTCACCTTCACCAACGTTCGCAATGGTCTTGGCAAGACCAACAAGATCTTCGACCAGGCAACTTCCACTGTTGTCAATATGTCGAAGGCGCTGGGACAGGACACGAAGAGTTCTGCGATTCAGCTAGGTAAGGCGCTGAACGATCCTGTCAAGGGTATTACCGCGCTGTCGCGTGTTGGCGTTAGCTTCACCGAACAGCAGAAGAAGCAGATCAAGGCTCTTGTCGCTTCTGGCAAGACGATGGAAGCGCAGAAGATCATTCTGCGCGAGCTTGGCAAGGAGTTCCCAAAGGTCAAGGCCACACCGATCGAGCAACTGAGGACGACTTTCCGCAATCTTGAAGACACGATCGGCAAGAACGTTCTGCCGATTGTCAACAAGTTTGTCCAGAGGGTCAATCCGGCGTTCCAACACGTCGCCAGCACCATTGACGCTGCCTTCTCCGACAAGCGCCTGAGCTTTGGCGAGAAGATCGAGAAGATCGTTCGGAGCGCAAAGCATTGGTTCGGGCCGTTTGCTGACGGCCTGATCGACGCCCTCAAGGAAGCTCACATCGGTGGAGCGGTCAACTCGGCCATCAAGACAGCAACGCCGGTTGTGCTCGATGTCTTCAAGGATGTTGGCACTAAGGCAGCGAGCGCGGTGTGGGAGGGATTCAAGGCGGCACCGCTATGGGCAAAGGTCGGTGGCGGTGCGTTCCTGGCTCAGAAGCTCGGACTCACTGGACCGATCTTCAAGACACTGACAGGCATGCTGACGGGCAAGGGCACGTTGCTCAGCAAGGCGTCACCAATGCCCGTGTATGTCACCAATGTGGGTGCTCTGGGCGGTGCTCCCGGTGTCCCCGGCGCTTCTGGCACGACGAGCAAGGGGAAGCCAAAGCTTCCGCCAGTCTTGACAGGCGCAGCAAAGATCGTGGGTGCAGTGGCCGCAGCGGATGTGGTCATTCGTCTGGTTGACAGCAAGGGCGACCTGATCTCCTCTGTCGTCAACACTGCTCATGATTTGACCTTTGGATTGGTACCGAAGATCAAGCCGCTCACCGGTCCGAAGCCTGGCACGATAACTGCGGCGGAAGCGATCGCGCAAGGTGCGGGCGCTGGGGGAAAGGGTGTTGGCGATCTCAATGAGCAAATTGGGAAACTCGCTAGTACCAACAATGTGACGGGCTTGCAGCGTGTCTATGACATGCTCAATAAGTTCAGCAAGGTTGATCCGCCGCAGGGCGTCGCAGAAGCGCGCGAGCGTGTTCAGAGTTTGATCAAGACAACTAAGGAATCGCGAGTCTTTGACGATTTCCGTGCGCGCGTTGACAGTACACATCCGAAGTTGAGCGCCTTTGCTCGGGATGCCGAGACTTCCAAGACGAAGCTCAGTGGTCTAAAGCAGGGCACGGAGGACTATTCCAGGGAGGCTCGGCATCTTCGGGGTGTTCAGCATGAGGCGAACCTGCGCCTCATCGACATGATCAATGTCGCGCCTAATGTCAAACAGGCGTTGAAGGAAATGGGACTCAATTTCATGAGTCTTGGCGGGGATGTCAGTACCGCAGCTTCCTACATCGTCGCGGCAACCAATCAGGTGCTCTCTGGTCTTGGCGCGGATACGATCAAGTTCTCGCTGAAACGATCGAAGGAGATTGACAAGGCGTTCAAGGGACGCGCTCCCGGTGGTGGTCATCAGCGCGGTGGTGCGATCTTCGGCACAGGGCTTGGCGACAAGATTCCTGCATTGCTGGAACCGGGCGAGTACGTCGTCAATCGCAGGGCCGTGGGCAAGGTCGGCAAGGCTGCGCTCGATAAGTTGAACTTCGGGGATGCACCGCGTTTCCAAACTGGCGGGATTGTGCCGATCCCTGGTCAGCCTGGGGAGTTCATCGCGAAGTCGATCCTGAGCGATGTGCTCGCGTTGATCAGGCGTTACAAGGTTCGTGTCACTGATGGTTACGCCGCGACTGGGCACGCGGCTGGCGGCGAGCATCCGCTCGGGCTCGCAGTTGATCTTGTCCCGGCTGCTGGCGGATCGTGGAATCTGGTTGATCAGCTTGCGCATTGGGCCGAGCCGCAGCAGAACCGTCCGCGCTTCCCGTTCCGTTGGGTCGGCTATGACGGTGATCCTGGGCATGGTCGTGGCAATCACTTGCACCTCTCCTGGCTCCATGACAGGAGTGCTGCGGGAGCTATCGGTGTCCCCATGCAGATCCCGGCGCTCGGGATCGAAGGCCCTGATGGCATGTTGAAGGACATCGTGCGTGGTGCCGAGCGCACGATGCGTCATGCCGCCAATGCTTACATCGAAGATCAGATGGCGTCCTCTATCGAGGGCGCTGAGCCTGGTGGTACTGCTCCTGGCGCAGCGTCTCGTACGGAAATGGTGCGGTGGGCGACGGAAGCCCTCAAGCGCACCAGGATCTTCCCGGCGACGGCGGCAAACATCGAGAAGATCCTCACCCTGGCGAAGAAGGAGTCTGGGTGGGTTGTCAATGCTCTGAACACTTGGGATAGCAATGCGCAGGCAGGCAACCCCTCTGGTGGCTTGATGCAGGTCACGCTTGACAAGGTTGGTGGCAGTTTCGAGCGCCTGTACAACCCCGTCGAGAACATCGTGGCGTCGATCCGCTATCAGAAGCAGCGGTACGGCGAGCTTGTCACGCACAGCCCGTATAGCCTCGGTGGCATTGTTGACAGTGTTCTTGCGATGGCGCGCGGCGGGAATCCGAAGAAGGAGCCAAAGCGGCGAGGTGCGGCGTACTACAGGAATATCGCGGATGCGATTGAGGCTGCGGCTACGCCCAAGGAGGGTCATCGCACTCCGAACCAGAAGGTCAAGCAGCGGATCGCTAAGCATCTTGCCAAGATCGGCTTTACTGCGGAGCAGGCTCAGCTTGATGCGCTCGCAAATAAGGTCGCTATTGATGATGACTACGCGCAGCGGCTTTCTGGTATTGCCAACACCGATGCGATTCAGGCTGCGCTTGATGCTGAACTGACGCGGCGTGGTGCAACAACAGACATGACGGAGGCACAGCTTACGGCGCTGTTCCCTGTCGCACAGCAGGACGCGATGATCCAGTCGATGCTCCCGCGTATCCAGGGCGGGACACAGGTGGACTGGCTCAACACCGAGCTTTCCGATCTTCTCGGTGAACGCAACTTCCTCATTGATGAGCCGCCGATCCTCGAACGGATGCGCAGGCAGGTTGAGAAGGAGATTGCGGATCTGAAAACAGTCGTCAAGAGGCATGAAAAGATCATCGCGCGCTATGTACGTGAGCGTGAGCGTGTTTCTACCAAGCAGCAGCAGTACCACGATGCGCTCAGGGAGACGCGCGAGGAGATTAGGAGGGAACGCGGGAAGAAGAAGCCAAGCCAAGCGCGTCTCACGCGCCTGCATCAGCGCGAAGAGCGTTATCGTGCAAATGAGATCGCGTTGCGCGAAGGTACGCATGACGACCTTGTTCGCCTTGGCTTGATTGCTGGCAAGGACAGTGATCCGTTCAAGCACAGTCACTATTGGTACAACGACAATCTTGCTCAGGAGCGTGCTGACAACGCTGCTCGTAATGCCGCGATCGATACGCTCACCAACTCCTCTGACGATGGCGTCGTCAGCCTGCCGAACATCAAGGAAGCGTACGACGGCGTTGCGGACTCGCTCAGCACGATTCACGGGCTTGGTTCGCCGATGACCAAGTTCTTCTCGTCAACACAGTTCCCAATCGGCACGTTGGGCGGAACGATCCTCGGTGTGCAGCAGAGCATTGACGAACTGCTGCGGAGCCCACTCCGTGCCAACGCTACTGCTGAGGGAGCAGCGGCGGGAGAGGATCAGACGCAGCAACAGATCAATGATCTGCTGAAAGAGCTACTGCGCCAGGCCAATCTCCGCTACGCCGTCTCGCAGGCGCAGTACGACGCGCTGAGGGACTACCCGTTTGGCGGCTCGTTTGGCGCGGGTGGCACGGTGCCTGGTCCGGTAGGAGCACCGCGCATGATTGTCGCTCACGGCGGCGAGACTGTCATGACTGCTGACGAGAGTCGCATGACTTCGAGCGTGCATCTGCATTTTGCGCCGGGAACCGAATGGCTGCGAGATTTTGTCGATGTGCGTGTCCAGAAGACGACGCGCACACAAGCTCGCAGCAGTGACCGGCGGCTGCCAGGACAAGCGGGAGTGCTCCGCTGAGGAGGATCGATGGCTGAAACACTCATACTTGACCCTGTTGAAGTTGCTGTTGCGCGTACGTCTTTTGACATCACTCCTTACGTGGCAGAATCCGGGCCTGACTTTGGTGAGGCGGCGATTGAGCAGTACCTCGCTGATGTGCAGGAGGGGCAGCTTCCGGTGGACTATCGCGTTCCGAGCCGCACGATTACGATCCCACTACTGCTTACAGATCGTGGTACGGGTCTAACTTTTGAGCAGGTTCGAGCCAAGATCCAGCAGAAGACAGCATTGTTTCAACGCGAGGGCGGCTGGATCAAGCGTCAGACGAGCATCGGTTCGCTCTATGCGGACATCACTAGCGCGACGCTAAAGTTCGGAGGTAGCACAGCGCAGGCGCTCTGGGGCATCGACGCTGATGCTGTGCTGACTGTCATTGCGCTGCCGGATTGGTACGCAAATGAGATAGTTGGCACCACAGTCACTCAAGGAGCGACAGCGGCAGAATTGATCACGGTCATCAGTGGTGTCAAGGGCGACCATTCAGCTAGAACTCGGATTGTCCTCACTGAGCCGGATAGCAAAACGCTACGCGGGTTGATGTGGGGTATGCGCAGCCGCACCTATTCCAACGCGGCAACAGCACGGCTCGCATATGAAGCTGAGGCGCTGACGGTGATCTCGCCAGCCGTCACTGCTAGTGACAGTACGTCCTCTGGTGGCATGGCAGTCAAAGTGCCTGGTACTGCCCTCACTGGCAACTGGCTAGCTGTCCTGACAACGGACTTGGCAGGAGTTGGTTCCCTAACGCATGTTGGTACGTACCATGTCTGGGCGCGCATCTATGTCGCGGCTGTAGCTACGCCGGATGTTTCTGTCAGATTGGTTTGGGACGTAGGTGATCTTGTGATGCCGGTCGAGAATCCGAGCGTCTTGCTGGGCGCTGGGTTCCTCATGGTGGACTTGGGCGAGGTTCGCTTGGTGCAGCCGCCGGTTGGGGTACATCGCTGGCAAGGTGTAGTGCAAGTCCGAGGAGCCAATGCACCTGACATCTATATTGACCGTCTTTGGTTTCAGCCGGTCGATGAGGGCGCGGGCAGGCTCTCTGTAGGCGCGGCGATTGGCGTTGGTGCGACCGGCTACTCGGCGCTTGACGGCTTTGATGGTCACACAGTCGGCACGAATGTTACTGCTGCGGCGTTGCCGGTAGGCGGCGTGTGGACAGGCGGTGGATCAGCAACAGATTTCAAGTTCGACGCGGTGAGTGGAAGCAGTTCGCGCATTCAACGAACCGGGATCTCCGACACTGGTATTGCGCTACCCAATGGCTACTTGCCCGCGCGGACCATTTACGCCGGAACGCCAGTATTGACAACAGTCGCGGTCCAAGCGGACCTCTTCTTCTACGTTTCAGCGAAATACGGCGGTGGCAATCAGGCCGCGCACGTCATCTTTCGCTATGTCGATAGTGCCAATTACGCATACGCAGTGGTCTACAATGTTCCGGGCGCCTATATGCTGAATATCACGGCTGTGGTTGGAGGAGCACCGACATCGCTGAATACAGTTGGTGTTCCGTTCGTCGCTGAGGCATTGTGGACTCTTCGCGCAGTAGTGCTGATAGATGGCAGCGTCGCTGTGTGGTTGTATCCGCAAGGCTCAGAGCCCGGAGCAACTCCGAAGTTGACAGCGGCTCCGTATGCTGCGCTCGCAACTGGCGGAGCATTGGCGTCGGGAAAGGTTGGCGTCGGCAATTCGCAGACCTCAACCAATCCCAACGCGACGCCATTCTTGTTTGACAACTTTGCGGCGTGGGTGCCGGATGTCGATGCGATCCTCTACCCGTTGCGGTCGGCTGAATTGCGTCATGACGGTATGTTCCGTGAGGCAATCGGCGGCAGCAACTTTGGTCCGGTCAGCACCGTCATTGGTGACTTGCCGCGTTTGCCGCCTGCTGGACTGGAAGGGCGCTCAACGGAGCTATTGCTCAAGGTCAGCGAGGGTAATTTCGAGCAGGCTCCTGATACATCGCGCTACCCGCGCGTGACTGCTCAGGTGCGGTACCGGCCAACATACTTGATTGTGCCTGAGGCGTAGGCCGTGTCGCTCTACAGCGATCTGATTCTCGCTACGTCGGGCCTGATCTCGTACTGGCGGCTGTCTGATACGTCGGGCGCGGCGACCGATGAGAAGGGGCTTGTCAACGGTACGTACAACGGCAGTGTCACTCGCGATGCCACCGGCCTGCTGACCAACGACGCTGATACTGCTGCGGGCTTCCCTGGCACGGCGGGCAACTATATTTCTGTTCCCTCCAACGCTGCATATGACACAGGCGCGCAGATGACCCTTGAGTGCTGGATGAAGGCAAGCGCTCTTCCTGGGGTTAGTCAGAAGATTATCGCTCGGTCGTCGGCTTCTACCAACTGGTTCCTAGAGATCACGTCGGGGAATGCCTTTCGGTGGTACACGCGTGATGCCAATACAACTGACACGTATATCGATCTGAGTGGCGGCGGTGGGCCTCCAACATCGGGAGGCGCGGGGCAGGTCTATCACGTCGTCGGTACGTATAACGCTGCTGGCGTGATCAAGCTGTATGTCAACGGTGTTTCATTGGGGACGCCAAACCGCACGCCGAATGCCAATTTGCGTTCCGGCACTGCTCAGTCAATCGCGGTCGGTGCGGTGTCTGCCTCAGTTGAGCCGTTCAACGGCACCGTCGATGAAGTTGCGATCTATAATGTTGCATTGACCCCGGCGCAAGTGCTCGATCACTACAACGCCGGAGTTGGCAAGAAGATTTATGCAGACTCTCCGAGCGGGAGTCTTGTCCTCAGCGGCACGCGCATGGAATCGTGGGCTCCGACGTATCGCGATTCGCCATCGGGCCGGATTGCGTGGACTGGCTCGGTGGTGGAGAACGCTGGGTTGCCGGTCATCTATAGCGACTTGCCATCTGGCAGCATTGGTGTAAGCGGCTCTCTCTCGGATCTCCTTGCTGTGCCTGGTGGGTGGAGTCAACTCCGTCAATACCCGCCCTTGCGCCTGCACGTTGACGCGATTGTTCCTAACGGTCGGCACTACCGATGGGGGTCAGATGAACCTGATCCTCAAAATGCGCCAACCGGCCTGCGTTTTAGCTCCACGATGCCCGGTGGCTTCGAGTCGATGGACTGCGTACTTGCGCGCAACCCCGGTCCAGCCGGTATCACGGCTGATCTTGAGCGACTGTCAACACTACGCATTCTTGGGTCTGGTGGTGATATCGCGGGTGAGTACCGGCTTGAGCGGACACCACGAACGAGCGGCGATCAGATGGCTGTGTCTCCGAGTGCGGTCGGCTGGCAGGCGCATCTTGACGACAATAAGGATGTCAAAGAGATCTACGTTGACATCGACCTGTCCCGGTGGGGCGAGCAGAGTGCGCAGCGCCGACTGAATCTGCTTGCGGCTGGCTATGCTCCGAGCTTCCCTACATCGGTGGTGCCAGATGACACCACTGGCCGACCGGTGTTGCAGTCGATGGTCAATGGCGACTGGTCGGCCAAACCGCTCAGCGCCGCGCTCTACCGAAGCGCTGGCATCACTATTGGCTCGGTTTACTACGCCTGGAAGATCGGCTCAACCATCGTGCCTGCTGATGGCAACTGGGCGTGGGAAGTGCTGCTCACGATTGATGATGTGCTTGTTGGGATTGCTGGCAATTCGGGCAACCTGCGGGCTGCCGGTCCTGGCTCTGGCACACTGGTTTACAATGGCGACGTACGTACGGAATACGCGACGCTTCAACAGTATTACGCGGCTGCTTCTACGGGCCATCAGAGCACCGAGTACCCGGTCTATTGGACGTGCCTCGCGGTCTATGGCGCGCACAATCTGACGAAGCGCGGTACGGCAAGCGCCACACAGGCGCAGGGCTTCTATGCCAGTGACATCATTGCTCACGCAGTCGCCAAGTACGCACCAATGCTTGTCATCGGTGATGAGTCAATTCAGCAGTCAAGCTTCGTCATCCCGCAGATGGCATTCGTAGAGTCCACTACGGTCACGGAGATTGTGCGCCAGGCGACGCGCTTCAACCTTGCTGATTGGGGCGTATGGGAGGGCCGTGAGTTTCAGTGGTATGAGCGCAACACGCGCGGGCGGCGGTGGCGAGCGCGCATTGCTCCTGCTCAGCTAGAGGAGACAGGCCCGCAGGTTGATCGCCTGTGGGAGAGTGTCGTTGTGCAATTTGCTGATGTTGACGGATCTCCGAAGACAGTCGGTCCTCCGGGCTCGCTAGCCGATACAGAGTCAGCACTATTGAAGGACACTGATCCTGAGAATCCTGCCAACAAGCTTGGCATCATTAGGCGTAGCAAGCTCACGATGGGAGTAAGTACTCCTGCTGCCGCCATCGAAGTCGGGCGGCGGTTTCTTGAAGAGCAGAAGCTGCTTGACCGCTCAGGGCGTGCGCGGATCGTTGGTTATGTTACGGATGATCGCGGCACGGTGCATCCCTATTGGCGCATTCGTGCGGGTGACTTGATCTCGTTCACCGACGCCAGCGATACAAGCTATCGGCGCATTGTCAAGGTTGATCACGACGTGTCCACCCGCACTGCCTCGCTGGATCTTGATGCGCCACCGGAAGGTCTTGATGCGCTGCTCGAACGTCTTGGGGTGGCGATCGTCAGCCTGGGGTTCTCGTAATGGTGACTAATATGGAGCAGGAGTCGTAGTGAGTGTTGATTCTTGCTGTCGATACCGGGGCGACTCTTCTTGGCATCGCTGCCATTATCTCTGCGATGGGCGGTATCACCAGTACGATCTTCGCGCTGCGCAAGAACTATGGCGAAGAACATCAAACTTGTCTGACCCGGCTAAAGGAGTGTCGCGCCGACTCAGAGAAGATGGCTGCCGAACTACACGAAATCAGGATGCGTGATGCGCAGTAGCACCGTGCTCGCGGTACTCGGAGCCGTAGGGTTCACGGCAGCAGGTGGATTGGGTACAGCCGCCGTGATCGCTCAGACACAAGAGCCGACAAAGACTGTCACGATTGATGTCGGTACGGGCGAGAAGGGCGATCCCGGCCCAATCGGTCCTGCTGGTCCGGCTGGTGCAAAGGGCGATACTGGCGACAAGGGTGCTACCGGAGACACGGGACCGGCTGGCGCTGTCGGACCGACTGGCCCCAAGGGCGATCAAGGCCCGCAGGGACCACCAGGCGGTACGACGTGCCCGACCGGCTCGACATTCGGCAAGCTCGTAATCAACCATCCTGGCGGACAGACATCGATCTATACCTGCATCCTCGATTGAGAAGCTTGGGCTAGCTCGTCGGGAGTATGGCCCAAGGCCCGTCTTGAGCGCCGGATCGTACGGACTCGCCGCCCTACGGTCCTGGCGCTCCGGGTGCGCAGACGGAAGCCCCGGTTGTGAGTTCCTTTGGCTCGCTTCCGGGGCTTCTGTAACTACTACTTACGACGACCGGTTGTGCTTCCATTCGTGGAACCGGCCACCCATCACGGCTTGTGCGTGAGTTGTCCGAAGGCCGCGAGCACCGCACTGGCAGAACCATTGGTGCTTGTGATAGGTCACACCGATGGTGACGTGGTGCTTGTGCTTATCCCAGCACTTTTGGCAGATCTCGTCGGCACCGATGCCGCCGTCGATTCTCCGACCGCATTTGATGCAGCGAGCCATTGTCAGCGAACCGTGTAGCCGTGGTCAGTGTTCGTCACTAGTAGCGTCTTACGATGACCCTGAGCGCGGTATCGCCAGCTTGCCTGCACACGCATCTTTGTCGTGCTGATGCGCACCGTTTGGAGCTTGCGTGCGGTGCCATGCCGGTAGGATTTGAAACGACGGCTGAGGTACTTCCGCGCCTGACTGATCGCGATGCCTCGGGTGATGGATGGTGCTGGCTGTGCTACCGGCGCGGTCTGAGGCTCCGGGTAGATGGAAGCATAGTTGTCGCACTCTGGCACTTCAATCCATCTGCCACCGGGGCTGTACGTGTAGGAGGACCAGTAGCGAGTTGTGTAGTCCTCGTCGGCGTGATCCGTGAAACCGTCGCCGTCATGATCGATGCCATCGCCGCATGAACCGCCGTCAGCATTGAAGTAGACATCGCACTTGATGGGAGATCCGTTACGCACCTCTACATCGTTCATATCCACTTTGTTGTCTGCATCGTTGTCGATGCCATCAAGACAACTTGATTCAGGTCCAATCTTGTCACAGCCGTTCACGGAGTCGTACGGCTGCGGACCCTTGGCATCCCAGTCGGCATAATCGATGCCGCCGTCACCGTCGTTGTCGATGCCATCGCCGCAGGTATAGGAGCTTGTGGGAGCGGGGTTCGCAGCAGTGGCGGGCGCAGTACTGATGGTGAGCGCGCCGACGATGAGGACGGCGCTGATGATAGGTTTGATCATAGGAGTGTTATCGGCAAAGTTGACGGAAGGCTTTATAGGTTTGCGGGCGGCATAGTCGGTTCAGGACTGTCTACTTCAAGCGTGGTAGGTAGCGCTTCCAGACATCGCGGAACTGCGTGCGGTTATAGCCGCGCATCTGCTCACTCTTGACACGCATACGTTGCGGCGTAATTCGTGGCCCCCCGGGATATTCGGAGAACTCATGCAGCAGTAGTGCCAGCTTTCGCTGCGTGATTGTTTGCCACGGGCTTTCCGGCATCGCACTCAGTCGGCGCACAAGCTCGCCGCTGGGAATGCGCTGCATAAGCCCCATTGCGCGCCTGATGTCGCGCAGCAGCAACAGGCGCTCATTGGAAAGCTCGCTCTCGTTCATCCTTCTCCTGATCGTGACAACAGCATTGCGGGATTGTTCGGGCCAGTTGCCACCGGCAAGATCAGCAATGGCGATGAGCGGGCGAGAGATATCGCGCCCACGGGGATCGAGATCGTCGGGCATATCCGGCTTGACGTGGGTGAGGTAGGGGATGTGGTATTCGGCGAGCACGCCGAGCGCATACTTGATCTCGTTTGCCTCAAGCTGAATCTCCGTGCGGTAGTCAGCAATGGAGAGAGGAAGCTCGTCGGGCATTGCTTCGACCATATCGAAGCGGAATGAGCGATCCCGAATTGTGTCAAGACGCTTGCCGGTGAGACTGGTGAGTCCCGCAATCATCTTCGGTCCCCACACGTAGCGATCCTTGTTCGCGCGCCGGATGACGGCACCGCGCTTGAAGCCGAGATTGAGGTATTCGCGCAACTCGGTGCGGCGCTCAAACACCGAATCGATCTCATCCCACAGCATCGTCGGAGCCTCGCCGCTCATGTAGATGCGGTGCGTGGTCTGTTCGGCCAGCGCGGCAGGTGTCGGATCGCCCACGACGAGCGGGCGAGCGACAAGGAACTCCATTAGCTCAAGCAGAACACTCTTGCCCTCGCGGGGAAGCGCGCTGCGCAGATGGATGTACGGCGTGAACTGTGCTGCCGGGAGACAGTGCGTATGCGCGATCCACAGTGTTGTAATGATTGCTTCCTCGCGCCCGATGAACACGTACCTGCGCAGCATGTCCATAATGTTGTCAAGGAGAACGCTGTGGTCACTCTCGGGATCGCGCATCCGCGTGGCAAGAGTGAGAAACCTCTGTGCCTCAGCGGCAATGTCATCCTGATTGCGCTTGAAGCGCTTGCTGTCATGCTTGCGCCGTTCCAGTTCATCCTCATCGACTTCGACCACGCAATGCTCTTGCTCGCCGTGGTGCTTGCAACCCTCAGTCGGGCAATGTGTCAGCCAGCGGTCGGTGAGCTTCGTCTGATCAAGTCGGCAGACGGCAGCACCCTTGCATTCCGGGCAGTCATAGAAGAAGCCGTCAGGATGCGTTTCACTCGCACGCCCGTTGTACTCGTCATAGAGCTTGCGCACCTCATCAGGCATATCGCGTGGATCAATCATCGTGAATCTCCACGCAGCGCGAGCACGGCGGGTTGCCATTCGGGCACGGCGGCTTCTGATGGAAGCCCTTGATCGGTTCGTGGATGATCCCGCAGAACGTCTGCGTCGTGCTTCTGTACCAGTGACAACAGTCATCACCAGTCGGTCCGTTCGCAGTCGCGCCGATAGGGCGCATCTTGTGTTCCTGCGCGGGAACGGGTTGCGTCCGTGTGCGCGGCCTACGTGGCGGCGCGTGCGTCGGCAGTTCGGTAGTCTCGTTGTGGGTCATATCGGGCACCTCCTGTGCCCGGTGTGGCTTCGGCCCTCGCGGTGGCTTCATCCCACCTCGGGGGCCTCCTTTTTGGCTACGCGGAGCCAAAATACGCCACTCGAAGTTACTGTGACGGTTCACAGTAGCAGGTTTCCGAGTCGGGTGTGACACTTCACCTGCACTTCCGCAAACCGCAGCGTGACAGCAGAGGTCGCTGGGATCACCCGGATATCGAGGTTAGTGAGTAGTCGCTACCAACGAGCCAGCGTGAAATAGCTGCGCCTGAACCGTCACACCCGACTCACGCTTATCGACAGTAATAGTGACATCAATAGTGATGACATCAATCCTGCTGAGCCGACAGCAATCATTCCACCAATGGTGGAACGCTGAGAAACGGAACCACGGAACCCGCCCAAGCGGTACTGCGGTAAAATGCGCCCATGACTGCACTTGTGCAACTGCCTGGTGGGCGATCAAGAGCGCTGCACGGAATTGGCGAGGCAATCGCGCGCCGACGACTTGAGCGTTTGCCAGCAATCCCCAATGCTGCGTATCTGATGCTTACCAATAGTGTTGTCTCATTGGTTGATGCGGATATGCTGTCATTGCTCTGTCAGTGGCGCTGGCAACTCAACAGAGGTGGCTATGCCTGGCGTCACGCGAGGCAGGACGGTAAGAACATCAACATCTTCGTCCATCGCGTCGTCATGGGTCTTGAGTACGGCGACTCGCGTGAGGTCGATCACATCGATGGCAACAAGCTTGATAACCGGCGCTCAAATCTGCGGATCGTCTCGTCCAGGCAGCAGTCGCAGAATCTTGCGGCGCACGGGCGCTCGAAGTATCGAGGTGTCTCGTTCCACCGCCATTCGGGCCTCTGGCGGGCCGAAGTTCGCGTGAAGGGCGTTCGTTACAGCGCTGGCTACTACGAGAACGAAGCTGATGCTGGCAAGGCGGCTGCCAAGCTCAGAGCAAGTGTGATGACGCATGCCAATGAGGCTCGTCATCCGGCATGATTGCGTAACACTTCAAGTTCTACAAGCAGTCCTCCTGCGCCTGCGCAGCACGCAGGAACCTCGCAAGCAATGGTGGCGGCACTCTCGACAGCCAAGGCAAAACCTGCACTCAGGGCTTTCGGGGGCAGCGGCGATCGAAGCTGGCGGGGTATCATTTGGCGGTATCAAGATGCAGGTGTGCTGACCCGAGCGACCAAATTGTTCGCTGGCGCACTCGGTAAGAAAAGCCCTGCATAGAAGGCGAAAATGCCAGCCAAGACAACAATCCTCGGCTGGCATTCGCCCGGTCATGGATCACCGCTGAACTACTACGTCCCAGGACTTCGTTCTGGTATGATCCCAGCATTCTGACGCGATTTTCGGCTTAGCTGTCGAATGGCTTGCTAGGATCACCCCTAGATGAAGCGGTATCAAAGGCGGTATCAATGATGACACGACTTCCGACCGGCGCACTGCTGGTCTTTGCCAACACTGCTGGCGAACCGATCTGGTACGGCAAATGGCGCTGGCAGGGAGTGCAGATCCGGCGCAAGATCGGGCCAGCGTGGCTGATGCGCAAGGATGCGATCTGGAAGAAGCGTGCTGGCCGCGCTCAGGAAGGCTTTCTCAGCGAGCCAGATGCCCTGGTGGCGCTACGAGCCATGATCGCGGCCCACGCCGCTCAGGAGGCTCAGGAAGCCGCAGAGAAAGCTTGTCCGTCGTTCGCGCAGACCGCAGAGCGCTGGTATCGCCGTGCGCAGCGTCGTGGGCGCAAGCAGGGCACGCTCAAGAACTACAGGCAGGTGCTCGATGCCTACATACTTGGCATCAAGAAGCGGGGGAGAGGAGCTAAGCCCCGGAAGGCCGCGAAACCGTGCCCATTCGCGCACAAGCCAATGCTCGCTGTCAGCAAAGACGACATGCGTGCTTGGATCGAGGGCATGAAGCCGAGTCCGACGCAGCGCAAGATTCTGCGAATTGTGCGCTCGATCTGCGCCTATGCCGTGGCCGAGGATCTCGTCTCGGAGAACGTCGCCACTGCTGTCGAGATCCCTGGCGAGGGCTATGACGGCAGCTACGACTTCTACGATCTGGCCGAGATCGACCTGCTCATTGAGCATGCCGCCGACGAGTACGACGCCGCCTTGTACGCGACAGCAGCATTGACAGGACTCAGGAAGGGCGAACTGCTGGCGCTCACTTGGCGAGACATCGATTTCGAGGGCCGCAGGGTCGTGGTGCGTGGCAATCTGAGCTATGACGAGATCGTCAAACCCAAGAATGGCCGGTCAAGAGTGGTGCCACTAATACCGGCGCTGGCAGAACGCCTAGAGCCGCTGAGGAAGGCTCCTGCTCGCTACGTCTTCGCCAATCCTGCGCGCTCGCGCAATAGCAATGCGTGGGCCGATCCTGCGGCGTCAATGGCGCGCTACAGGGCCACCGTCAAGCGTGCCAAGCTCCGATATCTGTCCTTTCACAGCCTGCGACATCACTTCGGTTCACAGGCAGTGCAAGTCGCCACGCTTGTCCAAGTGCAGGCATGGATGGGCCACTCAGACCTGCGCACCACAGGGCGCTATCTGCACGTCAAGAGCCTTCAATCAGATGCGGCGCTGTTGGCAGGTGCTTTCTCCGCGTAGCTGAGAACTGGTTCTTCCCCGATATCGAGGGCGTACCACTCGTCGGGCACTTGCTCGCGCGGGTGCTCGCGGTAGTGAATGTTGAGGTTGGCGGCGGCTGCGTAGATCAGGCCCGTCACCTCCCACGCGATGCTCTCTGCTTCTGCTGGCGAGAGGCCGAGATCGCGGAAGCTGTTCTCCCACGGGTTCGTGCGCGTTTGACCGGCGAGGTATTTGAGCACGCGCAGTATGAACCGCGCCTTACGGTACGGCTGAGGTGTTCGCATTGTCCCACCGTAGTCCCGCACAAAATCTCTGTCAATAATCCTACATATTGCAACAGGACTATCGGTTAGTCTGCGGGGGACTGATCTTCATGCTCGTCCTCAGACTCAGGATGCGGATCTTCTCGCCCGTGGTTTCGCTGCTCGGTGAGGAACAGCAAGATGTCGCGTTTCAAGAAGCGCCGGTGATCGCCAACCATCACTGACGGCAGGATTCCGTAGCGCGCGAGCTTCTGCACTTCCCTAAGCGGTAGTCTCAGCAATATTGCCACTTCTGATGGCAGCAACAGCGGGTTCCGCAGGATTTCCCTGATGTCAGGGCCGCCATTATTGACAGGTTGTGGGTTGGCCGGTGCTTTGATCCTGACTTTCTGCTGGGCCATCATGTTCTCCCCTAGCGGTCCTTCGTCGTCTGACGCGCACCGGGATCATACGTTCAATGACCGTTTGTCTGGGATTTTCTGGTAAGCGCCGCTGTGGTGCCGTCTATGAGCCGCCGCTGAGCTTCGAGCCATTGGATACTGAGCGCCTTGAGCTTGTCGCGCTGTTCGGGCACGGCCATCTTCGCCTCAAGGTCGTCGCCCTTGGCTTTGTCAACTGCGTCTTGCAGATTCGCCAGTGCATCGACTTCGCGCACCTCAAGCTCCATCAACAATAGTTCTGCTGGCGGCAAAGAGCGGTCTGTCATCCGCCAGCGCAGCCATTCAGAGATCTGCAACAGATTTGCGACTGAGCGATCATTCACGTCGAATGGATGATGCTGAGGGTCATCACTATTAGCGTCACGATTCGGATGAGTCATAGTGAGCGCATTCGTTCTCATGGAAGTAGCGGCCATAGCGCAGCACGCCCTTGCCAATGAAGTGAACTGTGTTGTCGTCGTGAATCTCGATGTGGATGCCGCGCGGAATCGGAGGCTCGTCCCGCTCTCCTGTACGCCGTCTGAGTGCACCGTCGTGGATGTGCGCGTAGCCGAGGCCATCGGGACCGGCATAGCCCGTGGGATGCGGGTACAGACGCCGTGCTTCGTTGGTGGCGTCCACGACCGCCCACATTCGCAAACGAGCGGGCATCCGGTGCGCCAGCCACATGCAGAAGCGCTCAATACGCTTGTCAGTCTCGTAGCGCAGTTCTGTGCCATCCATGCGCCGGTTGCGCCACAAACCGAAGATGTCCGGCCAGTCATCGTGAAAGACGCCGCTGCGATCGAGCTTGCCGCGCGTCATACGCAGCCCGAGCGATTCGTTTCCAATCGTTCTCATCGCCGCCCTTTCCCCGCAAGATGCCAGCGGCCATCAGAGCGCCGAGCAACGTTGCCGTAGTAGCGCATGTGCATCAGCAATCCTGTCGTCATGCCGCGCGAGAAGCCTGTCTTCTCAGAAATCTCCGTGATCGTGCTCATGCGCTCTCTCAGCACAGCCTCGATCTGTGCCTCGCATTCATCCCTGGTCTTGCCAACATTCTTGACTTCGCTGTTCATGATTTACTTCTTTCAACATTGCTTACTCAGCAATACACATACTTCTCCGCAATACAATCAGTCAGCAATACACTTGCAACGTGCGCCAACGCGGCACGCAAGCCCTCATGCCTGGCCGAAGGCGCACTCCCCCCGTAGGAAGAGTGTTGTCATGCCTTGTCCGCATGGCCGCAGTGCAGATGCACACTAGGATCAGACGCGCCCTGGCCTGCCGTTATCGCGTGCAGGACTGTTGTCCTGCTTTCCTAGCCTCCCAAATACAGGGCGGGGGTTCGAGTGGATTCAGGGATGCCACCTGGCTTAGTTGCGGAGCCAGCACCGCTCAACACAGCTATTCGTCGCCAAGGTGCCCTGGTGGCGCTCGGGTAGCCCTGGCTATGTGTCGCGCTCAGGGCTTTCGCTGCTCTCCTATTGGCAGATCGCTGGCCGAGGCGTTGCAAATGAACTCTCGGGTAGCGACGACTGGGCCGCTAACTGCTACGATCTTGCACTGTTCCCTTTTCACAAACTGGAACGCTAGCGCGAGCCTCACTGGAACACAAGCCGGTGGGGCTTTCGCACGTCTGGGGGTGCCACAGCCGCGTTTGTCGTCGTCCGCTAAGTCGTGGCACCCCCGAACACTTGTTCGTCACTAATAGTGGCAGCCCTGGGGGGCTAAGGTGGGAGGGCAGGGTGCGGTGCTGCGGAGGCCGTGCCCTGCGCTCTCGCTTTGTATGGTTTCTGTGAATGCCGTTGTCTGATACCGGGTAAGTCAGTACCATCAACGCCATGAGCACGATTGACACGACAGAGGCACGGCTAGCAGCCGCGCTGCGTACCGTGCTCGAAATCGCCGTTGCTGACGAACCGGAATGGCTCAGCGAAGCCGAGATCGTTCGGCGTCGGCTGGCCTACACCGAGGCGCAGTGCGTTCTCTTGGAGCACGCCGAGCGCGGGCAAGAGACTAGGGCGGCAGCAGAAGTGATCGCGCTGCCGCTCACCCCCGCGCCAGCACTGCCGACCGCAGCTTAGTTACTGCGATCATACGGTAAATCGACCGCTATCCGGTGGCCGATTTGACACGGGCTTGCAGGCGGCAGATACTTCACCTCCCTGCTGCCGAGCGCGATCATATGGGAGATACGGCATATCGCCCCGCGCTCGGCAGTATTCCCCCTTCGCAAATGTGTAACTAATGGCGACATCGGCCACCACGCCCAAAGATCCCGGTGAGCGCTTCTGGTCGAAGGTCGATGTGCGTGGGCGGAATGAGTGTTGGCTGTGGCAGGCGACCATCGTCAATTCCGGTTATGGGCGCTTCTGGTACCAGGGCAAGCTCGAACTGGCGCATCGCGTGGCCTACATGATCTGCATCGGCCCGATTCCCGAGGGCATGACGATCGATCACGTTCGCGCTCGCGGCTGCACCAGTCGTGCGTGTGTCAATCCTGCGCACCTCGAACCCGTGAGCCGGGGTGAGAACGTTATGCGTGGTGACACTATTCCTGCGGCCAACGCCGCCAAGACGCACTGTGTCAATGGGCATGAGTTCACGCCCGAGAACACGATCATTCATCGGCGGAATGGTCGGCGGTATCGCGCCTGTCGTCAGTGTGAAACAGATCGGCTTGCGCTCAGATACCAAGCCAGCAAGGAGACAGTATGACTGTTGGCAGTGGAGACATCGTGCGCTCGGCGGGTCGGATCACCACGATTCAAGACGGTCGGCAGCGCGGCATCAGCTTTGACAGCGGCACGGTGATCGATGTCGGCCCGAGCGGAATCATTGTCAACCCTGTTGGCATGAAGGCTCACGTTCTCTGTCGGCCCGAAGATCTCGAACCATTCGCTGCTGATCCGGCAAACGAGATCTCAGCCGAGGGCTACTCGCGCGAGCAACCCGAGTCAAGCGAGCCGGAAGGCACCGTGCCGCTCGAAGGATCTGTCAAGACTCCTGCCAAACCTAAGCCCAAGCTGGTCACGCCAAAGAAGGCTGTCACGCCCAAGCCCCGGCCACGACGGAGGCGCGATCGCTAATGGAGACAACGACTCAGCAGTTCGCGCTGTTCGAGCTTGAGGTAACGGCGCTCGACTTCCCGACCACCCGGCGGCGCTGGAACGGACAGCCAATGGCTTCTGAGCAGGCGAGCACAACACTGTTGCGCGCTGCTGATGCGTTTACCGCAGTGCTCCGTGAAGCTGGCTTTGAGATTGAGCGCACCGGCTACGGCGTGCGGGCGATGGAGATCTGAGCATGGCTCCGTGGTGGAAGCTTGCGCTTGACGGAACGCTAGTTGTGGCCGCAGCGGTACGGCTGCATCGATCATGGCGGCAAGTAAAGCGTGTTCACGCTAGACGATCGAGCCATGACTGATGAGCGCACCACTGTTGTCGGCTACTGCCCCAATGGTTGTGGTGAGACGCTCTACCTCGCTGATGGCGGGCAGATCATGTGCAGCACCAACAAGTGTCCTGATCCCTTAGCTGTCAGCAAGCTCCTCATAGGGGACCAAAAGGACCATATCGTCACGCTTAGTGACAGTGGCTTCACAGTCCAGCATCCGTTGCGTGAGCGCGTGGATGGCAAGCTGCATGAGTGCAATCTGTACCGTGATCTCAGTAACGCAGGCCAGCCCGATCTACCCAATGGCCGCTATGCCGTGACTAAGACCAAGCGTGGATGGACGTTCAACGCCCTGCACTGAGCGCTATGAACTCGCTACCGCGCAAGCTCGAACCCGGTGACGCGATTCACTACATCAGCATGCTTGACGAGCGCGGCGATGTGCTGGCGACGATCGCGCTTGATGAGCCGCTTGAGATCGACGTAGATGCAAACGCAGAGCGCATCCGTATCGAGCCGCACATCCAGATCTACATCAGCTACGAGAAGCACAGCAAGGTTCGCTGATGGCAAGACTAGCGACAGCACTGCGCAAGATCTGTAGCTCACCTGAGTGCGCCGAGTATCAGCCCTGTCCAATTCATGCACCGAAGCCATTCGAGTCAAGCCGACGCAGAACGTACACCGTCTCAGGTTGGGAGCAACAGCGGCGCGCGAAGCGAATCCTCTATCGCGACGAGGGCGTTTGTCATATCTGTCATCGGCCTGGTGCCACCATTGTTGATCACGTCATCCCGCTTGAAGAGGGCGGGCCGGACAATGATGACAACCTTGCTCCGATCCATCGCGAGCCATGTCATCGCATCAAGAGCGCCGAGGAAGCCAAGCGCGGCAGGGAGCGAGCATGACCAAGAGCTATGAGATCTGGGGCGTGACAGCCTGGGATGCCGAGGCCGAGGAAGGCGATGAAGCAGTCGAGCTTGGCTCAATCGAGGCGAGCAGTGAGAGTGAAGCGAAGGATGCTTGGCTTCGTGCTCATCGAACTGATGCCGATGACTTCGAGACGATCTATGCAGTTGAGCAGTGATCGAACTATGGATGATCCCACTGTCATCAGTGCTGAACGCATTGCCCGGTTGCGCGAAAACCTGCTGACCAAGGCCGAGGTACTGATCGCCGCAATAGATCTCGAACCAGAAGATCAGGATGAGCGCGACAGCAATCAGCAAATGGCTGAGACGATCTACCTACTGGTTCAATCGTTCGTTGATCTGCGATGACAACACTACTCCACGATGTACGGATGATCCCACCGATGGCCGAATCAAAGTACGCCGACTCTCACTCTCCCAGCCCACCCTCTCCGACAGAATCCCCCTCAACCGTACGCACAGCGCCGCACAGACGCTCCCAATCCCAACCACGACGACCTGGGGGGTGGACCCCCCACCGCACCCCTTCGGGAC